AGACCCATAGTTAGCGCCGCCGAGAGTACTTTGATAGTTAATTGTATGAACGTGTCCGGGATCTGTAACAGTATGTGTGTGGGCGACTACAATAGCGTCTTTACTACCGCCTGTAGCACCTGCTGTACCAAATGTAGAATCGGTAGAACTACGACCGATAACAGTTACACCTTCAAGGGCTACCCAAGTACCGAAACCAAACAAAGTTCCGGGGTTAGTGCTATTGGAAATGTTACTGTAAATTGTTCCGACAGGATATAAAGTAGCTAAGAAAGCTGTTGTAGCAATCTGTGTATTAGACGTTCCGGCAGAAGCTGTAGGAGCTGCTGGAGTACCGATAAAAGTAGGACTATTCAAATCAGCTTTGGTGGCAATAGCTGTTGAAATATTGTCAAACTCGGTATTGATTTCAGTACCTTTAACAATCTTTAAAGGATTACCAGTAGAAAGAGAGTCTTTACTGGCAAAGTTCGTTGCTTTTGTATAATCTGTCATTTTTTATATGTCCTTAGAACATCTTTCCGTTCTTAGCTTGAATTTCAATCTTTTGAATACTCAAAGGCAATCCACCAATATCAGCTTCATAACCTGTTTGAATAACCTTACCTGATCCATTAGGATATACTTTCAATGTTTGCAACGAAGTACCACCTGTGTATTCTACACCAGAAGTATTATATTCTGCAACACCGTAGTAACTTTCTCCTTGTGAAGGAATCTTAACGCTGGCTGACTGATAGTTTCCTTTAAAGTCATAACCCCATTTAAAAGTTACGTATTGGTTACTACCTCCAATAACAACTGCATTGAGTCGTTTAAGGATAGAAGCTACCGAAGGAGTACCCAAGTCAGTATGGTTAGTGAAATATTGGAAACGATAAGAAGAGGTATTATCGAGATAGCCTGTATGTGAGCCTACGTATCCAATCTTACCGATCAGTAAAGTACCGTCAAGTTTCTTACAGAAAGACAGAGGTTCAATGTTGTCCCAAGTTGTGACACGTAAGCTACCATCTTGAAGAGCAGCTTTAGTATCGAAACAATAGACAGTCTTTAAGATAGGAAGTGTCAACAGGTAGAATGAATCCCTAGGGCTGTAAATAGCCTTAATAGTGGAAGCATTTTCGCTATTGACAGCTGATATTAGATCGTTACGTACGTTCTTAGACAGGTCATTCAAAGGAGATGACTTCTCTTGAATTGTACGAGCAACGCTACGAACACCTGTGGCAGACAAGAATAGCAAGTCAGTACCTGTGAAGGCTACTGAGTCACGAGCGATACAGCCAATACCTGATACAGAATCCACGAGGTTAGTCGTAGACGGTACAGCAGCATTTCCGTAAATGAGAATAGATGTCTTACCGAAGATAAACAAGAAGCCGTTGTGAGCACCCAAGGCCGTGATAGTATCCCCACCACGAGGCCATACCTTGTCGATATTCAAAGTACCAGCAGTGCCTGTAGACCAGTTAGCAGGAGACAGAACATCACACCAAGCCACTGTTGTCTTATTACCTGCCGTGTTAGCCGCCCACAAGCGACCATAAGCACTGATAACACAATCAGCTTGAGGAACTGTACCAGCATAGCCAGACATCTCAGAGATACGACGATATTGTGTCGTAGATGTCGTAGGATTAAACTCTAATGGGTCATGTCCAGTTTGAAACAGGTAAATACCGCCATTCAAGGTAGCCATTTGCCAGTTGCTGTCTGTGATCGTAGGAGCTGTACCGCCACCGCCGTAAGTCAATTCAGTAAGGGTAGAACCTACCAACTTAAAGATCTTGTTATTACCTGCACAGATTGTATAACTAGTTCCGTCAGCAGTAATAAGCTCACCAATGGACTTAACAGCGTTAGAGCCTAAGTTACCTGTTGAACTGTTAATTGGAGACCAACCCTTACGAGATCCAATACGACCATATTGGTCAATGATACAGTTGTTAGCGACTAAGGCAAACCCTGAAGCTAAATCAAGGCTACTATCCTGCGTATTCAGGCCCATAAAGCCCGGAGCAGTGATTGAATAAGCTTGAATCTGTTGTGACATTACGTTGGAATCCAAGCATCATTTTCAGGGGAACGAGCAAGTTCTAGAGCAATCAAATCACCCAAAGACTTCTTAGCCAAAGCATAAGCTTCTGAGCTAGCTAAACCACCGTCTTCACCACGTTCAACCAAAGCTCTAGCTAAAGCATTCAAGACAATAGGCTCTTTAGGGAGCTTAGTTGTGTCGGAATCATTAACCATATCGCCCTCAGGAACGATAAGACTAAAACGAATGTTATACACAGCATCAGGAATAGGCCAGAACTTGACCATAGCATCGCCGTTGCTATCTACACCACCGAAGATGTAGTTAAAAGGTGTAGTCTTTTGAGGGTTAGCTGTACCGAAAGCTTGGATGTCTAGACTAGCATGATCCATCGGATCGAGGATATACTGACGGCTAGTGTTGATAACGTCCATGATCTTACAACGGACACCAGCGCCTGTAATGGAATAACCGTCATATTGATTAGCAATCGTCTGAACGGTAATAGCAGTGTTGAAAGCATCCCAATCGTAAGCATCAGCAGCTTCACGTTTAGCGTCATTCACGAACTTACCTACCAAAGTGCTAACGGTGTTCTCGTTGACTGTGGACACAGTAGGCTCACGAAGACGTACTAGGACGTCATTCACGAGTGACAAATAGGTAGGCAATGCCATGATGCTTAATAGCCCTTCTTAGTAGGCTTTTTCTTAGTCATACCAGCTTCGGACATAGCAATAGCAATAGCTTGTTTCTTGTTGGTCACAGCAGGGCCTGATTTAGAGCCTGAGTGCAACTCACCAGCTTTGTATTCCTTCATCACTTTACCGACTTTAGCTTCTTTAGCTGATTTAGTTTTAGGTTTAGTTGCCATGATGTGTGGTTCCTTATTATTTCAAGAATTGAAGGTGATACTTAGCTTGGTCATAGATACCTACAGCTTCGTCGATGAGGTTATGGATTGCTGTGTTCTCTCGTGGACAGATCTTCTCACGATTAGCTTCAATCCAATCAGTATGCTTAGTCAAGACATCCAATAGAGTACCTTTGTGTTCATTAGCCATCAAAGGAACATCAATCAAGACACCGTAGCAACCTTGGAACTTCTGAGCGAACTCATCAGCGGATTCGATGATGTTATTGTAGAAGTCGTTAGTGGCTGAGTGCTCAGAGAATGAACGAGTCTTCAAGTGAACACGATGAGCTAGGTCACGAGCTAAGAACAGGAGAGATACGTACTTACCAGCGTACAAGGTATTCATTTGAAGAACCTATCAATAAAGAATGTAAACAGACCACCAACACCTGAGGCAATGGTCATGCCAATCCAGAAACCACCTTTAGACTTGTTGGCTAGTTCTAAAAGCTTCTTAACGTCACCACGTAGATCAGCGACTTCACTTTGAAGGGCTTCTACTTGTGCTTCCAATTTACCAAACTCACGAGCTGAGACTTCATCCATTACTCCACCTCTGTTGGTGTAGCTTCGACCTTCTTAGGACGACCGGGTTTTTTAGGAGCCTCTTCCACAACCACAGGAGTATCTTCAATTACTCGCTCGTAGTCAGGATGACCTTGCATGGAGTCAATATCGACTTGATGTTCAAATGTAACTGTTTGCCCACTGATGAGGCATCGGAAAGTAGCTGTCATATGATCTTCACCTTACTAGATAAGCCAAAGGAGCCACCCTTACGAGTAGCCCCTTCAGTTTAGCTATTAAGCTGGAACAGCCAAAGCAACGCTAGAGTAGTCACGCAACTCAGCAACACCGTACAGAGTGTCAGCAGTGAACAGAGTACCGAGGTATTCTTGTTTGTACTGAGTCTGTGAACGGACACCTTGTTGCTCAACCAACACGTAAGCGTCTTTGTGACCCATCAGAGCGATACGGTCAGTAGTAGAGTTACCAGCAGCAGTGTCAGCGTTAGTAGACACATACACTTTCACGCCATACACGTCACCGATTTCACCGTTACGGATAGTGTTGTTACCGCCTTGTTCGCCCACGAAAGCTTGTTCAGTGAAACGAGCCAAGCCCATCAAAGTGTTACGGCTCGATGGAGGAACGATGAAGAAACGACCATCCATAGGCACATCGCTGTCGTCCAGACGTTGAATAGTGCGACGGATAGCAGCATCAGTCAAAGCAGCAGCGTTAGAGCTAGAGCTGTTGTACACGGTAGTACCGTTAGAACCGATGAAAGCGTTAGTGCTAGTGGCAGAAGTAGCGTAGTCAGAAGTACCGACAACACCGCCGTTAGACACACGACCCAAGCGGATCAAGTCAGTGTCCACTTGTTTAGCCAAAGCGTAACCAGCGTCATCAGTGTAGAATGAACGCAGGCTAGACAAGGCTTGTGCTTCGACGATGTCTTCGATCATGCGGCTGTATTCATAGTGCTTGTTGATAGACACAACAACTTCTGATTCAGTAGCAGCGATCAAAGTCACTTGAGTGGATGCTGACTTAGCAGAAGCAGAACCACGAGTGGGGCTAGGAATGTGAACGGTGTCACCTTTCTTGCCTTTGAAGTTCATCTTCTTAACGAGGTTAGCAGCGACCAAGTTACGCTTATAAGCAGCTACGATTTCATCAGACCAAATTGCTGGAATGAATGTTGCTGCGGTTGTTTTGGTTACGTGATTAGTACCGAGACCCATTTTAAATACTCCTAGAGATTATATGTATAAATAAAAAATATGTTTACCGTACACGTCCTTCAGCATATGCAGCCATGATTTCAGGTTCCAATGCTTCATAACGCTCCGGATCATTCATGCGAAGCCGAATAAGGTCGGCCCGACGATAAACTCGTTTAGAAGACTCCCCAGTACCACCAGTATCGACAGCAGCAGCTTTCAAGTTCTGCTTCAATGTCTCTTTACCAGCAGTTTCTACCTGTTGTGTCTTAATTTGCTTAAGTTGCTTATAGGTAGACAACAATTCGTTAGCACTGTCATAATCAAACTCAGCATCAGCTTTAGCGTACAACTGAGTGCGAACGGGAGACTGTTTAACCCACTCCGCAAACTCAGGATCTTGGACAATATTGCCGAAGTCTGGATGATTCTGATTTAGCTTCTGTTGGATCTGCATCTTTTTGAACTCTTGAGCACTTTGACGTGCAGCGAGTACATCAGGATGTTGATCCACAGCTTGTCGAACTGCTTTCTTAGGATCTTCAAAAAAGTCAATTTCAGGCTCTACTTCAGTAGCAGCAGGTTTACTCGATAGACTCTGTTTCAACAATTCATCAGCAAGTTTACGAACCTCGCCAACTTCTTGTGCCTGTTTACCAATGAGCTTTTCAGCCTCTTGGTGCATCTTGATGATCTCTTGTGCTGACTTCCCTTTGTATTTCTCAGGGATTGTGTCTTCACTAGCGTGATCCTCTTCAATCTTAGGCGGTGTGGTGAGTTGTTCAACTACGTCGAGTTCACCTAATAAAGTACTATCTTCGTTATCATCTACTAACATACTAATTCCTTTTCCTGCCACGTATATGATGTGGTTCTAGGAGATAAATATTTAAAATAAAAACTCGGTATAAATATTAATACTTATGAGTTCTGCTTTCGTTCTACAGCAAGCTTTTCAGCTCGTTTTCGAACCCATGAATCAGCGGCTGTCGGAAAAGAGCCTGACCAGCCTTCTAACTTCATGTTCGGAGCACTTACCACTCTTTTCGCCTCAGAGCCACATTCCTTACAAGGAGTTGCGTGACATTCTGTGTCTACAAGAGCTTCAGTACGATGACCATTCTCACAAATGAATTCAAAGATACGACGAGGCATTGTTACACCTCACCAGTTTCTTGCAAATCCTTGTAAGTTTGCTCATAGGCCCCCTTCAGGCCATATAACCAGTTCAAAATATCCATCTGTCCCCGACGAAAGTCTAGATTGTGTGTTTCCGTGACAGAAGATAGTTTGTCGTAGCTATTCTTTACTTTGAGGATGTCTTCCATGAGATCTTTCCACCCTTGAGTGGACATCATGTCGAAGGCATCATCGTAGAATTTCGATAAATCTTGTACTTGGTAGGATTGTTCCATGATTATGGAGTCCTTAATAGTTAATAATGACGTAATGTATACTATTTTTTACGTCTTGTCAAGTACTTTTGTGTACTTTTTATAGATATTTTTATGTTTCGTCTGCAGGTTCAGGCGTGTTGCCTTCTGATAAAGCACGTTGTGTTGTCCATCCGTAGCGCAGTCGGCTACGCAATTTGTCTGGCTTCATGCCAAGCTCCTTTGCCCATTGAGTCACGGTTTGTCGTTTGCCGCCGTATTCTAAGAACACATTGGCTCTTGTGTTGTTGGCTTGCTGTTCACGAGTTGCCCATCGGCAATTTTCCTTATGGTAGTTGCCGTTGCAGTCAATGCGGTCAAGGCTCATGCCATCAGGCACTTCACCCATGTCAGACAAAAAGTTGGCAAAGTCATCCCAACGCTCATCATATTTAATGCCACGGCATGAATAATCTTGATTGATGCGGTTGCATCGGTTACGCATAGCCATCCACAATTTGTATGTGCGGCTTTTTGTCATGCCATGCGTAACATTTGACTTTGCAATTCGTGCTGCGTGTTCACATCCACAAGAACTGACTCGGCCTTGAACCATGTCGGTGGCTGGAATGTTTTTTTGCGTACCGCAGTCGCACACACATAGCCACCAAGCACCATTGTGCTGACGTTGCTTTTCACCCAACTGCAAAACAGTCAGGCTACCAAAGCGAAAGCCGACAAGATTATTCAGCGGCTTGCCCATCTGGGACTTCCTCATCTGCGCCATAGACCTTGCCGCCTTCAGCTTGGTACTTTAAAAAGGCTTGGTAGTCTGTGTTGGCGGGGTCGAATGGAATGCAAGCGTTGTCTGATAAACGCAAAACTTTATCGACTTCTTTTGTGAGTGAGTTGCTAATTTCTTTGTACATTTAAAGCTCCGCAGATGAAGTCCAGTTCCACCAATAATAATTTCCAGCAGTGAAGTTTGTTCCACCAGTTTTTGTGATACCCGTAAAACCTGTTTCTCCCACTTTATTAAAGGTGCATCCAGTAGCACCCATATTACCCGTTGAGTTATATGAGCTAATGGTTCCGCTTGTTCCGTCATAAGCATAAATTGTGACGGTATTGCCAGTTATCCGTTTTGGAACTTTATAGTAGACGGCTGCTGGAATTAAGGTTGTATTTCCTGCAATGCCATAGCCACCGATAGTATTGTCAACAGTAATTCCTGGAACTTGAGAATAGTCATAACTTTTTTCATAATACCGCTGACACAAAGCCAACTCAGTACCATACGGGCGGTAGTCAAACGATGTGGCTGTGTTGCCTTTTTCTAGTTGAACTCCTGTGATGTAGAAGGTGGCTCCGTTTGTGCCGACTACGCTGGTTGCGCCTGTAACAGCACAGAAGTTACCCGCCTGCCATGAGCCTGCTGTAGTGCTATAAGTTGAACCAGCCCCAAGATTAAAGTACAAAGACAAACCAATACCGTTGTTTGTCAGCCATGTGCCTGATGTGTCACCAGCAATGGTGACTGTCTTTTGCTCCCAAGTATTAGCCGAACTTACAGTAAATGTAAAAGCATAAGAACGGTTGTTTGCTGAGTTTTGCAAAGCTCCGCTATGCGTTCCAGTAAGACTTGAGCGAACCCAAAAAGAAATAGTTACCGCTGTTGCAGAAGCTGTTCCCCAAGCAAAATCTGCGCAGTTAAAACCTTCAATGGCTTGATATTGTGTAAACAAATCACCAGAACCAACAGAGTACGCAGATGAAGATGTAGTTTTTAGCGAATTAGAAAAACCAGTTGGCGAAGAACCAGATTCATAATTTGATGCCGTACTGTCTACACCATTTTTTTGCTGTGCCGTTAGCTTGGAAGCCTGAGTAACATAGTATTTCCAACGGTCAACAACATAAGTCACCGCGCCGTTTGCAGGAGTAACACTAGCCCCCGCATTACGCTGGTCAATCATCATCGCACCATTGATGATGCGGTTCTTGAAGCCAAAGCCAGTAGCTGCTGTGTTCTGCGTAGAGGCATCGTTGAAAACTAAGCCGTTAGTGCCGTTAATACTTACACTCATTATTTGTTCTCCAGTGCAGTAATCTTAGCTGCTTGTTCATCAACGATGGCTTTTAATTCTTGGATGGCTGCTGTCAGCGTAGCGACCAAGAAACTTGTGTCGATGCCTTGGTAGACGGGGTTTCCATCAGCGTCAACAGCGTCTTTTTCACCAGTTACGCAATCTGGCACAACTTCAGCCAATTCGTGCGCAATAAAACCTTGACCATCAGACGCATCAATTTTCCATGAATACGTACAAGGCTTTAGTTGAGCAACTGTAGCCAAAGCGCCTGTCATTGGTGCAATGTTTTCTTTTAAACGATAGTCAGAAGATGTAACGTAAGCTGTAGCCGTAGTTGTTACGTTAATGTTCCCCACACTTGTGTCGGAACGCCTAAAGTTAATAAGAATGTCGTTTGTATCTCGGTTGAAAACAAAATATTGTCCCGCATCAAACTTTGCATTGCCAGCCACAGGTGATAAATTCCAACCTAGCGCCGTTGTTGCGGTTGATGTTTTCCCCACCAGCAAGTTACCGCTGGAGTCGATACGGGCGCGTTCTCCACCACCGCCTGTGTTAAAAATAAGATTGCTGCAACGCATTTCAATATTCTTAAACGCTGCACCAGTACGATCATAGGCAAGAATGTCTGCGGTGTTTGCAGTACCGCCGTAACTGAGTTCAAGACCAGCACCAGATGCAGGTGCTCCAATAGAGGTAGAACGAATAGCTCCAGCTACATCTGTTTTACAAGCTGGTGTACTCGTACCGATACCTACGTTGCCATCTTTATCGACACGTACTTTCTCAGAAGCAGTACCAGATGCAGTAGTGTACAAAGCTAAAGAACCATTGGAGCTACCCCCATCAGTAACTTTAACTTGAGCTAATGTAGTTCCTGAGTTGTTAACAAAATCAACGCTATCGGAACCACCGTTAGCCATCGTTACTTTTACTGTCATATTATGCTAATTCCTCATCAGTTGGTCGTGCCAATGTTGGGTGTTCCCACTTAGCAATGTAATCGCCTTTGCCATCGCTGTCGTTTTGCAAACGAATGGTTCCAGCAGGTCCAAACTCCAGATCCTGCAATTCGGGATAAAGCGCTTTAATTTTTTCTACTAATGTCATTAAGCTGCCCTTGCCAAAAAGCCGTTAAAAAAGTTCCAGTTGCTATTACCAACTGTATTTAAGTTTGCTCCAATTTGTTGGTATCCATAAAGCTCAAGATAATCTGTTGTGCCGTTCATGTAGATCAAGCAGCTTCCAGAAGACAAAACCCAATGCGGAATAGAACCGGATGCCATGTTAGAACCATAAATTGCCAAACTGCCATTTTTATATAGCAATGCAATGATTTCGCCTGTGCTTGTGTTTGAGTAATTTTGAAAGCCAACGCCAAAGTTTATTTGATAGTATCCAGCCACAGTTGGTAAAAACGCATACGCTGGAACACCGTTAACAGTACTACCAGTGTTGTTGTAGTTTGAGTTTGTATCAAAAAACTCAGTTGGCATTGTTTGTTTTGCTACAACTGCTGTAGTAAAAGTCTGAGCAACACTTTGAGCTGCGGCAAACGCTGGTCCTGTACCAGCCACGTTGGTAGCTAAGTCAGCTTGTTGAATAGTAGCGTCAGGTAAACCACCAGCGGATAAACCACCAATAGTCCCTGAACCGTTAATAGTAATCGTCATACAATAGTCCAAACTGATCCGCTAGAGACCGTAACCGTTACACCAGAAGCTACAGTGATAGGGCCAAAAGAGCCACCATTAGTGCCTGAGGCAATTGTGTAGTCTGCGCTGATAGTCTGAGAGTTTACCACAATTCCGTTAGACGCTACAATACTTGAGCCAGTAACTACAGTACCTGTTACAGCCGCTGGAGTGGATTGACCTAAGGAAACACCGTTGATAGCTGAAACAGTTGAACCTAAAGCCTGAGAGGTAGAACCAAAGGTAATTGCGCTGTTAGTGAGAGCACTATTAGCTACGTTGCTAAGAGTACCTCCTAAAGTTAAGTTACCTGTTGTAGTAACCGTCCCTGATAGAGTCAAACCATTAACAGTTCCAGTACCACCTACTGAGGTTACAGTACCTGTATTGTATCCATTAGGGTTAGATGCTGGATAAGCACCTAAGGCTGTCAAAGCTGCTGAGGCTGATGTAGATCCTGTGCCTCCGTTAGCAATGGGCAATGTACCATTAACGCCAGCTGTAAGAGATACTGTATTCTTTTCCCACAGACCTGTAGCACTATTGTAAACAATGGTCTGACCTGTAGTAGGAGACTGTGCTGATACGTTATGAAGTTCCTCTAGTTCATATCCGTTCTGAATATTAACGAAGATCTTACCGTGAACAGCATGAGCGTATTCCACGATACCTACATATACTAGATGAGTAGGTGCATAAGGTTTAGTGGATGTATAAGTACCAGCTGTGGTTCCACTCAGATACAACTGAGCACCGTCAGTATAAGCGGAAGTATCAATATCAGAGACTAAACCGATAATAGTTGCATTACCGTTGGAGTTGTTAGCTAAGTCAGCTGACATGATACCAATAGTCTGAGCTGAAGTAGCATCAGAGTCAGCTTTAGCCTTACTTACTGTAGGTAACTGGCCTGTAGCACCTGAAATGTAGACTACAGTGCCCTTAGTGAGCGTAGCACCTGTGGTATTACGTACTTGAACGATTACGTTATTAGTTGCAGCAGCTACGGCTACGCTAAGATCTCTAGTTGTACCTGTCCCTGAAACTGTAACGCTACCATCAGTGGAGGTGATTGTATCGAGAGCACCTACGCTAGAAGCATTGAGAACAACAGCCCCTATATTTCCATTTACAGAGGTAACTGAGTTAGTCTGGTCAATCTTCTGCCAGATAGTGCCATTATAGAGTAACCAATCGCCTATTTGCCAATCAGTAATTCCGTCTAAGTTAGTAGAGCCAGCAACACTAACAACGTAATACCAGCCATTAGTTCCGGTGCTTGAAGCCAATGTAGGAGTATTTGTTGAAGCATTCCAAGTACCTTGATAGCTTAAACCACCAGCAACTGAAGCCCATGAAGCGTTAGTTCCATCAGTCGTGAGGAATTTACCTGCGTTACCTGTCTGAGATGGTAAAACTTGGAAGTTATTGATTTGAGTCTGTAGATCAGCAAGAGCATCGAGAACGTATTGGCTAGTACCTCCACCATTGCCAATGACTCTGATCTTCTCAGCGACATCAAAAGGAACTACTTCACCAACATTCAGTGTTCGACCATCAGTGAGAGCAATAATGAGGCTACCATCAAAATCAATGTGAGCGTCCTGAACACCAACACCATCTTGTCCTCGTTCACCTGCAACTCCATTTAAGCCATCACGTCCGTCACGACCATCTTTACCGTCTTTTCCGTTGATACCGTCTTTACCAGCCTTACCGTCTAGGCCATTCTTACCGTCTTTACCGTCTTTGATGATTTTAACACGGTCTTCAACGACTTGAGCAGTGCTTTCGACACGTTTGAGCATATCAGCTTCGATACGCTTCAAAGCTTGGAGCACTAAGTCAACATTCTCAGCTATTTTCTGCTTCTGAACGGCTTTAGCCTCTTGAACGGAGGCTTGTACACTCTCTAGAACAGCTTTTTGCTGCTCCGGAGTCATGTTTTTAAGTAGAACCTCTTGGGTTAGCTTCTTAATGTCCATTATTCAACTTTTCTTGGAGTTTGTTGAGGAAGTCTTCTTCCATTCCACCCAGTTTGTTCTTACTCTCAGACATCTGCATCTCAACAATCTTAGATTTGTTCTGGATGTCAGCCTGTTTGAGCTGGAGTTCAGCTATTTTAACACGTCTGTCAAACTCTCTGCTAGCTAATTCATCATTATTAGGCAAGTTTTGAGTCAAAGCAGAAGCAATTTTAGCTTCAACTTCCTTAGGTTTCAACTGAGCATCCACCATCGTACTCATAGCCTCAGCTTTATTGCGTTCAGCTTGAGTAGAATTAACGGCAATCTGAGCTTGGAGGTTCTGCATAGCCAAGATCTGTTGCTGTTGCTGCACTGCCTGTGCTTGTGGATCAGGTTGGGCCATCTTATCGAGAGCTTCAATCATTTCAGCACGATTAGACAGAGAAGAATTAGCAATCACACCTTTCAAGATCAGAGGCAACACTGGCGTATTTGGCCCTAAGGTCTGCAAGAGAGCGATAAACTGAGACTGTTCGTACTCACGAGCCATGATACCCAGAGTCGCTGTAGGTACGAAGTTCAAATCAGCTGAGGGATAACGCTCAGGGTCAAACTGCATGAAGCGGAAAGCTGCCTTCTTGATGAAAGGAGACAGGAAATCCTCTTGGAAGTTCGTGAGAGTGCGTTTATTCTTCTTAATTAGTGAAGCCACAGCCATCGAGATACCACCTTGGGAAGCATCACGAGAGACTTGGGAGATCATGCCATTGGTGTCCATTGTACCAGTGGCTTGCAAAAGCATACGCTCGAAGTTCTGAGCAGCAGCTGGAGCATTACCATCGGTAGCACCGAACTTAAACGGCATCATGATCTCAGAAGGATTGCCGTTAGTGAGTAATGCCTTACCGGGTTTAACTTCAAATTTAGCACCACGAGGTAGACGAGTAGCGTCCATAGCGATCATAGGGGCTGTCGTCAAGGCCAAAGAGTCCAGATATGCACGATATTGGGCATCAATGGCTTTTTGCATGTTGTAAGCTTTCTCAACCACGCCACGACCCAACAGACGGTTAGGTACTGTATCGTCTTGATAAGACATGATTGGACGATCCTTCATCATGTAAGGATTCTCTTCAGCTTTCAACAGGAGAGAACCGTTACCGATGACGATGATGGCTTCAACGAGGTCAGAATACTCATCAGCTGTGGAATCATCAGGGAACAAGTCTACGACTTCATTACCGTTGTTCTCCAATTGCATCAAGTACTCACGAGGTACGAGACCGTAGTAAGTGAGCAAGGTAGCCTTACCGTCTTGATACTGGCGAACTTCCTGAGTAGCCTCTAAAGATTCATCATCCATGTAAGGGGTAATGTCTACCTTACGATAGATACCTGACTCCATACCTGCTACGATCTTGTGCAAGCTCACAGGCTTCTCAATTGCTACACCCATGCAATCATCAACGGATGTACCGTTAGGGTCAAACAAGAAGTTCTTAGGGTTAATAGGGTTCAGAGTAACGGAGATACGGTCTTTCTCCATCACACCAATGGCTGCTTGACCTACTACACCGGGGATAGGTTGAGTAGAAGGTACGTACTCTTTAACTGTCTTAACAACGAGTTCACCGATGCCTGTACCATAGATCTTAGCCATTAGACCAATCTGGTCGATGCTCTTACGGATCTTATCCTTATTGAAATCCTCCATCATCTTATTCTTGAGGTCTTCAACGTCGATAGGATTTCCATTTACATCCACTACGTCATCTTCAATGTCGAAGAACTCACCTTGACCGAAGATAGCTTCCATGATCTCAGCATGGGATGTCTCAACAGCTTGCTGAGTGGCAGGGGAGATAATACGAGAACGCTCTGACTCACGGGTTGAATCAATCTCAGCCCATTTACCTCGAAAGATACGTTCGTATTCTTCCCAGTCATCCATGTAGTTATTGTCTCGGAAGTCACGCCAACGCTCGATGTGATCCATCACCCAAGAGACTAACTCTTTGTCACTATCGGATGGCTCCTCAAACTGAGCTTCGTTGTTACCGCTATTGTTTTCTTCTGTCATTAGGTGTTCACCTTAGTAAATTGGCGTGAATATATCACAAAAGTAGTAAAATGTCAATACCCTGATATAACATCGAGTACTTCGTGTTCATCATCTTCGTAGTCTTGTTGGTAATTAGACATAGCTAACTGGTCAACGTAAGACAGGGAGTCAATCAAGTCGTCATGAACCCCTGTGGCAGGGAACATAATGAACTGATCCTCGAACTCTTTCCAGTTCTTCTCTTTGTTTAAACTAATACGACCATGCTCAAAGCGACCTTGTAAGGCCCAGACAACACGATCAGTCTTCTTCTTGTTCCCGTGAGTCAGGTCTGTGATGTGGGAATAGACGTTATTCTTCCTCATCAAGTCTTCTAGGTAGTGCATCACAGCATTCTTCAAGGCTCCTCGCTCGATACCCACAGCGATAGGTCTATGTTCACGGATGGCTAGGAGGATCTTAGAGGCAGTCTCTCTGATGTCCCAACGACCGTGAACAATGTCTTTAACCCACCAATCCCCATTATCTAGGATTTTACAAATGGTGATAGCTGATTCATCTAGTCTTTTCTTAGAAGCACCAGCATTCTTAGCTACATCTTCAAAACCAGCCAAATCAATAGCGATAACGTAATCACCATACTGAGGTTCATCTCTGTACTTCAACCATTCTTCTTTAAATAGATCACTACCAGCCGTATCGAATGAAGACAAGTATTCCTGCTTGAAGGCAAAGGAGCTTAGAGTCCTCTCAGCAGCTTCAATTTCCTTAGGATCAATAGTCTCGTTGTCCCTAGTCGTGTAGTGCCATGAAGCCCACTCTTCGTCCTCATCTTGTCCTAAGTTAAAGACATCGTAGAACCAGTTACGTCCACTAGGGGTGGAAATGAACAAAGCTCTACCTTTCTTGTCAGACAGGGAAGCTCGAATGATCTTCTGCCATACGTCTTCCTTGATAAAGGCACACTCATCTAGTACAACATAGGTAAGAGAAACACCACGTAAAGAGTCAGGATTGTCAGCACCTCTAACCAATATCTTTCTACCGTTGACGAGGGTAATCTCTAGGTTATTGACGTGGGAAGCCTTGATGACAGGCCTACCGAGGTCTAGCAGGAGATCCCACATAATAGTCCTAGCTTGTCCTAGGGTAGGGGCTATGTACATCACAGCTGACCCTTCAGGACAGTT